ACAAAAGTGGGCCGAAATAAGACAAAATATAAAATTATTTGATACAGTAGACTGGTCTATAGATGATATTGATTCTCATTTAGCTGTTCATAAACCAGACATACTTGTCATTGACCAGTTGGATAAAGTTAATGTTGGTGGTACATTTGCCCGTGGTGACGAGAAATTGCGAGCCATATACACGGGAACACGGGAGTTAGCTAAACGCAGGAACTGTTCTATTATAGCGATATCACAGGCATCTGCTGACGCACATAATAAACTAGAGATATCTTTTGATATGATGGAGAATAGCAAGACAGGTAAGGCTGCTGAAGCTGATTTGGTTATTGGTGTTGGAAAACGCAGTGACTTAGGAGAAGCATCAGAGAGAAGTATTTGCGTATCTAAAAATAAAATAACAGGTTGGCATGGCACTATTCATTGTAATATTAATGATAGATTATCGAGGTATGTGGTATGATTAATGTAATTTCACTTGGGGCAGGTGTGCAATCAACTTGTATGGCAATGATGGCAAAAGATGGTGCTTTACCCATGCCAGACTGTGCAATTTTTGCTGACACAGGCAATGAACCTTTACATGTGTATACGCATCTTGAAAATTTAAAAAAGATTTTACCTTTTCCAATTCATACTGTTAGGGCATTTTTTAAAGATAGTCATGAAGATATATATGAACATACAATGCAGGCTATACAGGGTAAAACTTCTAGATATTCTGGCCCACCTGCATATATGAAAAAGGGATTTATTAGAAGACAATGCACTAATGACTTTAAAATACAACCAATTAGAAGAAAGTTAAGAGAATTAATAGGGCTAAAACCTAGACAAAGAGGTGGAAAAGAAATAAGAATTAGGCAATGGATAGGTATATCTACAGATGAATTTAATAGAATGAAAGAGTCTAGAGATGTGTATATTAAGAATGTGTTTCCCTTGATTGAGATGAAAATGAGTAGGCAGGATTGTTTAAACTGGATGAAAGATAATGGCTATCCTCTTCCAAAAAAATCAGCCTGTATTTTTTGCCCTTATCATGACAATAAAACATGGAAAGATATGAAAGAAAATCAACCAGAAGATTTTGCATTGGCTGTTCAAGTAGATGAAGATTTAAGAAATGCAGAGTCATTAAAATATCCATTTGATGAAAATTTATATTTACATAGGTCATTACAACCATTAAAAGATATAAACTTTGATGCAAAAAATAAGAAAGGTGAAAAATTTAATGAAGATATGGATGAAGAGTGCGAAGGGATGTGTGGAGTATGATAACTATTGTTGATGTAGAAACAACTTTTCAAATAAATGGCAAGAGACCAGACCCATCACCATTTAATCCCAGTAATCAATTGGTAAGTGTTGGGATTAATGACGACTATTATTGTTTTTTTAATACTAGTTGTCCTAAATATAATGTAAGGAATAATCATAAAGCTGTTCAAGACATACTAGATAAAACAACCTTGCTTATTGGACATAATTTAAAATTTGATTTGTCATGGCTCATAGAATGTGGATTTAAATACACAGGCAGAGTATACGACACGATGATTGGTGAATATGTTTTGGGAAGAGGATTTAGAAAACCATTATCCTTAAAAGAAATATGTAAACGAAGAAAAGTTTCATTAAAATCAGATATCATTGACCATTACATGGATAATCAAATTAGTTTTTCTGACATCCCATGGACTGTTGTTGAAAAATATGGAAGACAAGATATTATTTCAACACGGGAAGTATTTGAATCGCAGATGGAAGATTTAAAATTGCCACGTAATAAAAATTTATTAGCAACAGTTAAAATGATGAATGAATTTTTAATTGTGTTAACGGATATGGAAATAAACGGCATTAAGATAGATACTAAATCTCTTGAAGATGTTAAAACAGAATTTAGATTAGAGTTTAACAGTCTTAGAGAGTCTATTGACCAGACAATATGGGAGAAAATGGGCGATACTCGCATTAATCCTGCTAGTCCAGAGCAACTGTCATGGCTTATTTATGGCAGAAAAGTGGCTGATAAGAAAAGATGGTCGCAGTTATTTAACATAGGCATTGATAAAGTAACAAAAAAATCAAAACGCAGACCTAGATTTTCTCGTTCGTTATTCTCTAAATTGGTTAAGGATAATACCATGTCCATTATGAAAACTCAATCAGAGCAATGTCCTCATTGCAGTGGCAGGGGTACATATCGTAAATATAAAAAAGATGGAGAGCCATATAAGAATACAACGAAATGTGAGAGTTGTAATGGTGAAGGTTTAATTTATAATGATTTAAATGAAATAGCAGGGTTCGGGCAACATCCTCGAGGCGTATCTGATGTAGCAGAAGGTGGTTTTCGTACAGATAAATTTACATTGAATTATTTATTGGCATCTGAGAATAATGAACTACGTGAATTTTTACGGGATATTGTCAGATATAATTCTATTGATACTTATTTAAACACGTTTGTAACAGGTATTGAACAGCACACAAATAGCAATGATTATTTGCATCCCAAGTTTATGCAATGTGTTACGGCAACAGGAAGACTGTCAAGCCGTGACCCTAATTTTCAAAATCAACCACGAGGAACAACCTTTCCTATTCGTAAAGCTGTTGTATCACGGTTTAATAACGGCAAGATAATGGAAATGGATTTTTCTCAATTGGAATTTAGAACGGCTGTATTTTTAGCCCAAGATAAACAGGGCATGAAAGACATAGACAATGGTGTTGATGTTCATCAATATACGGCTGATGTTATTGGATGTTCCAGACAAGATGCAAAGGCCCATACATTTAAGCCTTTGTATGGTGGTGTAACAGGAACAGAAAATGAAAAACGTTATTATGATGCATTCAAAGAGAAATATAAAGACATAGCTAAGTGGCATGAGAGATTGCAATCAGAAGCTATACAATTCAAGGTAGTTAAACTTCCAAGTGGACGGGAGTATGCATTCCCCGGTGCACAACGACAGGCGTGGGGTGGTTCAACATATTCCACGCAAATAAAAAATTATCCTGTACAAGGATTTGCAACAGCCGATATTGTTCCATTGACTTGTATTGAAGTGTATAAATTAATGAAAGAAAAGAATATGAAAAGTGTATTGATTAATACTGTTCATGATTCAATCGTGGTAGATATTTTTCCTACAGAGGAAGAAGATGTTATTGATATCTTTACGAAAGGAGCAAACAGGGTAATTCCTGCCCTTAAGGAAAGATACGATATTAACTTCAACATACCCCTTGACATAGAGATGAAAATCGGGTATGATTGGCTAAACTTAAATGAGGTGACCCTATGACTATAAAAACTATTGGTGATTTTTGTGATTATATATTCGAGGAAACAGATGACTGGCTCAATGATGAGGAAGCACTGGCCCTTGAAAAAATTACAGATTTAAAAAATGAATATAAGGAAAACACAGGTAAGTGGCCTACAATTATTTATGTTGGTAGTAATGAAGAATTGCAAAGCTATATGTTATGGTTTGCCCCATATTATGGCTTAAAATCAGCAAGAACGGAAGGAGATACATTTGTATGTGGACACTTATTGAACTGATGCAACTTGTTTTTATATTAAGTTTAATACTTTTTATATTTTTTGCTTGACAAAAGATAAAAAATATGTTAGAGCGGTACTGTTAATTTTAAATAAAAGGAGGCATAAAATATGTCAGATGAATTAGCAAACATAAATACGATGTCTAACGCAGATATCATGAAGGCTATCGGACAAGACGATGGCACAAGAAGAGTTGGGGTTCCCCGACTTACAATAAACAGGAATCCAGAGGATGATGATGGCAATCAACTTCCAATGGGTTCATACGCTGTATTTAATTCAGAGATAGGACAAATGGTATATGGAAAACCTGTATCATTTAGACCTTTTTTGAGTACAATGCAGTACATGCAATACAGTCCAGAGAAAGAAGAGTATGTCAACCGTTCCATTATTTTCAAGAATTGGAAAGAGGAAGCCATTGACATACAAGGTGGTACTCGATGCGGCAAGATTCCGCAACGTGACTGGGCAAAACTTGGCCTGACAAATGAGGAACTGGCGAATCAACGCACGATTAAATGTTATCGTTTGGTTTTTGGTCAGCTAACTTTTGATGGACACACAGCAGATAAAACAGAAGTAAAAGTCAAGGACTATCCTGTTCTATGGAGAGTAACTGGCGTTCAGTTTAATCCTGTTGGAAATGCATTGCAGGTGATAACAGAGCGTAAAAAACTCATGTTCAACTGTTCATTGAATCTGGATTCCCAAAAGAAAAAGAATGGAAGCAATGTTTATTATGTTTCTTCCATTAAAGTTAATGCTGATACTAGCATTAAATTTTCTAAAGAGGATGAAATTACATTAGGTAAATTTCAGACTATTATTAACGAAGAAAATGCCGATGTACTGGATTTATATAAGAATGCTCAGAAAAGCAAACTTAAAAATGCAGATATCATAGATGCAAAAGTGGTTGAGGATATTGACCCGGCAACGGCATTAGCTCAGTAATGAGTGATATCTTACATAAAGTACAGATGTTCTTGGATACGGCCTGTCAAAAGCAGGTCGTTATCCCAGATAAATTAATTGATGAGTTCGGAG